ATAGATTAAATGCTGGAGTAGCATCTGTTGAACCTAGACTTAATGTAAGACCACCTAAACTAATAGTAGTATTTAATGTTGTTCCGTCACCAAAACCGGTGTAAATTTCGTTGAAGTTGTCGTTGATTTTAGTAGCACCTACTCTTAACGTATCTCCTGATGCGTCATTTGCCGCTGATCCAATACCTACTGTTTGTTTTGTCATTTGTGTCTATTCCTTAGATGTTTTTATAATACTCATAGTATATTTATAACCAATTACTATTATTTATACAAGTTTTTTGTGATCTAATGTTAGTATAAATAGTATAAAAAAAGGAGTAATAATGAGTTTAGAAGTAAGATTTAGGTATACAAATACCGCCTATCCTGATAAGACCTTTGAATCTGTTCAGGTGTTTTTTTTAGATGAGTATTGTAATCCAGATACTGAAGTTAGAAAACTACATGATCAGTTATCTGAAGATTATCAATTAACAAAATTTACTGTGTTATCAGATGATAAGAAAAGTGTCATATATACTGTAATTCTAAAAAAAGAAGACGATAGAGAAAGATGGTTAGAAGAAAGAGCTGAATTAGGTGATATAGACAAGAATTTAAAAGAAGAATATCTGGGAACTGTCTGATCCATACGTTTCACACTTGACAAATATTGAAAAATATGTTATTATGTGAATAATTATAATTAAATAAACTAATAAGGAAAAACATGAAGAAATATATAATTACGTTTTTGATGATATTATTAACGAATACATCATTTGCGCAAACTAAAACCACTTTCGTAAATGCGGGTAGTGATACCGGTGGATTTCACCAAGTATTAACAATGATTGCTGACAAGTTAGGTAACTCTAATTTTATTCAAGCAAATAACCCAGTAGTTGCAGGAACACACTTTGATAATAGTAATGTTCTTACTATGTGGTCAACAGAATGGCCAGGAGATGCATCTCTTCCATCTGTAGTAATAGATAAAAATACAATCGTTGCTGTTCAAGCATACGAGACTATTCTTTGTAGTCGTACTTTTAATTCATTATCAGACATGAGTGGTAAAGATATTAAGATTGCAACATGGGGTTCAATCCCATCAGTTACAAAATTTCTTAATGATTTAGGAAAAAGTAACAATGTAAACTTTGATATCGTACCTTACGATGGTAGTGGTTCTACGACTAGAGGTTATCTAGGTAAAGATGCAGATACTATCTTTACAATTCAAACTAAACAATCAAAAGTTGAAGCTGACGGAAACTGTTTCGCATTTAGTTCTGAAGGTGATATAGAATATGCGTTTGTTGATATCATTTTAGCTGTTAATCCTGAAAATGGAGCACTAGAAGAATTCAGAAAAGCAGTATCTGAATTATCAATGACAGAAGCGTGGGAAACTGCCTTCGCTGGTTCAGTAACTTATGTAATGAATAACGATAACGCAACTTCACTTGTAAATAAAGTTGAAGCTGCTGTTACTTTAAATAGTAACTAAACGTATTCAATACAATTTTGAAGTTCGGTGTTGACGAGATTGAATGTTTTTCTCATTTCATTTTCGTCAGCGCCAGTAATTAGAAAAGAAATTCTAAGCTGTCTATCAGCTGTAACGTGAGTAAACTTTGGTATTGTCTTACCAGGTTTTAACCTATCCATATGATTATTAGTCGCACAAAAATATTTAGATAAGTGACTAATATCTTTATTATTTTTTATTATACCTGGTTTTAATTTAGAGGTAGCCCAGTAAAGGTGTTTATCAAAAGAAAATGATTCATCATTTAAAATTTTTGACATTATCTCATTGTTATGAATAGAGTCCATCTGTTGTAATCCTTGTCCTAGTCTAGGGTTACAATCTATATACTTAATAGTGTTTTCCCATGTATAAAAATCTGGTCCAGAAAAAAACATATTCTTTAAGTTTAAACTAGTAATAAGTTTATTAAAAAAGTTTTCAGCTGTTTCTACAACATTTTTAGGAACATCTTTATTATCAAAGCTCATCCAGCCATCACCTTTTGTTTCATATGAGTATTGACTAATTTGATTGTAACCAAGTGTACCTTTAACCCACATTAAAATTTTAAACTCTTGTTTATCATTTACATAACCATATGGACCCCACAGAGTAGAATCGTCTGGTAATTGTTCTTGAGCCATATGATAGTTATTACGATTATTAAACTCACCATCTGATTTACCTTTTTTATTATTTTCAAAGAATGATGAGTATGATCTAGTAAATTTATCGTAGGATTTAACGTGTAACAAAAAATCTTTTTTATTTTTAAACGATAGATAATTTAATCCACCTGGCTTTGCGCCTGAACCAATAACTGGTTTTATTATAAAAGGTTTATTCTCAAATACATCTAAATGAGTATGATCTGTGGGTATAACACTATGAGGAACGATACTATTAAGACCTATATCAATACACCAGTTATCCATCTTTGATTTATCTGATAAGATATCAGCGGCCTTTTCCGATATATTAGTTATGCCCCATTGTTTCTCTAACTTTGCTTGTATGGGTAATAAACTTTCTGATATCGTATAGACTCTGTCATATGGACCTACTATATCATCAAAGTTTTCAGTAACAACATCTACGTCATGTCCATTGGCTGTTAATCCTTTTTTAAGACATTCATATCTGTGCCAACCTCTTGGGTATCCTAATATTAAAGTACGCATAATTCAAATGTTACAGTGTGTGTATCTGGATTAGATATTTCTATTTTACAATTAAAAGTATCAACTAATCGCTTTCTTAAATAATCTATATCATAAAATGAATAAAAAGCAGAACAAGATTTTAACTTTAAAGTTTCATTTGATGGAGTAAATTTGTCTTGGTTAAATACTTGAATATCATTAACAGTACGCTTTTCTTCTTTCCTAGAAGTGGCAAGTAAATAAGAAATTTTATTATCATCTTCTTTAACCTGAAGTGGAAAACTAGTACCACTTATATCTGTACTATGATATCTATTGTAAATTAATTCTAACATATCAGTTTGGTTTTTATCATGGACATTAAATATAATTTTCTTTTTAGTTCTTTTAATAGCAAATTTTAATGTTTCAATTAAATCATTATAATCACACGAAATTGCTACATTATAAAAAAATGTATAGTCGTGTTCTTCTATGTCAGGAAACATTGTATTTGGATCTCCAGTTATATTATAAATCCAATTAAATTTATCATAAAAGTAAAAATTGGAATCTGGATATAAATACTTTCCATAATCTCTCGCTATTGGAACCACGTCTAAACAAGAATACTTTGTAATAAAATTATCCTCATTATTATATAGTAAGTTTCCAGCACTACCACCAATATCTAATACAGAACCCGGCTCTTTAAAATAAGATTTAAACATTTCTTTTACGTGTCCAATTGGACTACCTAGTATTTGAGATGAAGCTTTCTTTAAAGGATATATTTTTCTTACATCATGTAAATCACTAGGGACACCTTCTCCTTTATAATCTATAAGAAAATTATTAAACTTTTTTTTATTCATATATTACCATCACTCTTATTAAATTATCCCAAAACAAATCTGTTAAGAAGTAACCATACAATACAGGAAAGGTATCAACTTTTCTTAATGAATACCCAATAGCACCTAATACTATTAATGAAATAACTATCCATTCTTTCACAGGATAAATGTTTATACTCATAATACATATGAACGTTACGATAGCAACAATAAATGTATTCTTATGTTTTTTATATAGTTGTGCTAATGTTCCTAACATATTAAAACAACCCCAGGATAATATTAAACCTACTACTAGAACAAAGGGAACATAATACAGAATATTAGTAAAGTAACCCATTGAATCTACACTAAAGGTAAACCCTTTTGTAACAATCAAATAGAATATCAACACTTCACTAGCAACAATTGGTATACCTAATATGATTAGAGGTAACAATGAGCTTAACGAACCACTATTGTTTGCCGCTTCAGCTGCTGCTATCTTATTTAAATCTTTCTTAACAAAGTTGGCACTCAAATAACTACCTAGTATATTGGTAACTCCTGGAATAAGACCACACCAGAACCCTATAAAACTTCCTATACCTGTTGATGGTAATGTACTTGTATCATAACCAAATTTAGTTATCTTTTGTTGTTCTCCTATTTCAATGTCTCTAAATTTTAATAACTCTGGTATAATGTATAGACAGATCATAACAGCACTAAAAGGAATACCTAATGTTAAGTAATCAATACCAAATGTTCCCCATGTTTCAAATGTTGTATTATTAAAACCTATCTTTGCTAATACACCACCTAGTAAAAAGAGAAGTATAGTTTTCCACACCTTTTGTTTTGACATAAAGGTTAATAAGACTATTGCTACACATATAATACTTAATTGTAAGGTACTATTATAGAATTGAAATATACTGTATAGACTAGACAGAAATAATAAGAACATTCCAATGGCAAAGATAGAACCTATTGTACTTGAAATTGCGTTATTACTAACAGCCAAATGTCCCTTGCCTTTTAAGAATAATTTGTGTCCATGTCTAGCAGTAACTACAGCTGTGGCATCACCAGGTATACCATATAAGATAGCTGTAACAGAATTGGTATAGTTAGATACAATTAGTATTGTTGTATAGAATAGTAATATATTAAATGGGTCTAAAGTAAGTAGTAATGGATAGAACGTTGCAATCGCTAAGAAAGGACCAGCGCCTGGTATAATACCAAACAACACTCCGGCTATAATTCCTAACGAACACCATAATATAGAAAGCATTTATTTTACCCTGCCATGATCTAACATTTTTTGAAATAAGTCTTTATCAAATTTTAAACACATAACTAATAACATTATTCCGTCAGTAGTAGAATGAACACTGTGTCTTTTATTACCATTAAAATACCAAAGAGAACCTTGTCTACCTTTAATAATTTTGTCATCATAAATCCATTTAAAATCTTTATCATTGCATTTAACAAACCCAACAAATCTAACTTCATCATAACTATAATCTTCTTTATTAATATCAAAGTGCTCAGGAAAATAACTTCCTCTATCCATACGTAAGAAGTGACAACGGCCTAACCAAGGTTTCCATGGTTCTAATATTGCTTGTAATGTAGGACAGTTCTTATATACATCTGTGGGTACATTTAAATCATGGTTGTGTATAGTCTCTCCAGTTTGTGTTTCCCAATCTCTTAAACTTGATAAGTCTGGTATACCATGAAGACCACCGTCAATACTAGTTACACTTAATCCCCAACGATTGTTTGGTTTCTTTTCATTGTAATTATATCTTTTCCAATCCTTCTCAAAAGGTTTCAATTCGTCTAACAACTTATCTCTTTTAAAACCTGGTGTCATTTCAATCCAATCACACATTGTACTTAATCGTACAAGAGCTTTGTCATCATCATTCATATTTTAACCTTTCTTTAATTATGCTATATGGACTATCAAATCCTACTGTAAGTGTAATTCTTTCTTTTTCTGTTTTATTTTTAACAGCATGAAGTTGTCTAGTGTTTATTAGATAAACTTCTTCGCCACTTATTTCTTCAAGTATTTCATTAAAGTCATCAACAAATATAACTGAACTATTATTAAAATCGCCCACAAGTGGAAAATTTAAAGAACATAATTTACTAAAATCTCTGTGTCCAGGAAGACCTCCCGAATGTACCTTGGAAAATTTCATTTGTCTGAGTGGAGTTTGTGTAACTTTAGATAATGCTTCACTCCAAGAAGTTGTAGGCACTGGAGCTTCATCAACGGGCCATTGTATACCATGTTGATCAATACCTCTATGATACGTTGCCTCTAAACATGATTTAATGATCTCACTTTTGGGCCATGAAAAATTATATCTCTTACTATACTTCGCTTCACCTATGTTCATACTATTATTTATACACCTTATAAATAGTGGTATAACATTGACTTTTTGTCTTAAATATGATATAATAAGAATTATGAATAAAGTAAATATAGTATGTACAGGCAAACCTGGTGATGGTCTTTTAAGATACAGTTATGAACATTGTTGTGCTCTAAATTCTCTAGGCATTAAC